GCACACATCGAGTAGGAAGGTAGGGATTATTTCCCTACCTGTCCTCTCACACCACCGTACGTACCGTTCGGTATACGGCGGTTCTTTAAGTTTTGATTCTAACCTTTTGGTACTGGTCGGAGAAAAATGTGAATCCTGCTTGTCGTAGTCTCTCTGTGGTGATGGACGTTGCAAGTATAAAGCTATTGGCCAAGTGCCAGTAGCCCTTCCTTGAGTTCGCCCATTCCCAAGCTTTGGATTTCTTTACCCCAAGCTTGATTAGATTCGTCAGTTTGGTCTTTATTCGTTTCCATTGTTTCCAAATGACCATTCTAAGTCTTCGTCTGTACCACCCATCTACCTGCTTAAGCAGGTTCTTCATATCTGCCAACTTGAAGTAGTTAACCCAGCCAACAATGTATTGGCGGAGTGCCTCCTTCCTGCGTTCGTTACCCCAGCCATTGCTACGCGATGTAAGCACCTTGATGCGTGCTTTCATCTTTGATACACTTTTGGGGTGTATGCCTAGCCGACCTTCATCCTTCGGTTTGTAGAACGAGTAGCCAAGAAACTTTACCTTGTTGTGGCGAGCTACTTGGCTCTTTTCCTTGTTCACTTTTAAAAACAACTTTTCCTCAATAAAGTGGATGATAGAACCCATTACCCGCTCTGCTCCTCGTTTGCTCTTGCACATAATGACCAAGTCATCTGCATAACGAACAAACTTGTGACCTCTGCGCTCCAACTCTTTATCTAGCTCATTCAGCATGACGTTGCTTAGCAAAGGACTTAATGGTCCTCCCTGCGGAACACCTATTTCACTCGCTTCGAGTTGGCCACCAATTTGTACCCCAGCATTCAGGTATTTGTGTATCAACGATACTACCCTGCCGTCTTTGATCGTGCGGGAGAGCACCTCTATCAGTTTGCTATGATTTACCTTGTCGAAGAACTTTTCTAAGTCCAAGTCAACTGCGTATTCATAGCCTTCTGTGATGTACTTCCTACACTTCTCTAGCGCTTGGTGGGCGTTGCGCTTCGGTCTGAACCCGTAGCTGTGGTCGCTGAATTGAGGCTCATATAGACCACTGAGTAATTGGGCAATCGCTTGCTGTATCACCCTATCCACTACCGTGGGGATGCCCAGCTGGCGTTTCTGACCGTTGTCTTTGGGTATCTCTACCCTGCGAACAGGATGGGGGCGGTAAATACCCCGAAATATGGCTGCTGTGAGTTCCGTCTTGTTCTTGATAAGATAGTCCTTCAAAGACTCGACCTCCAGCTTATCTACGCCAGCTGATCCTTTGTTCCGCCTTACTTGTAAGTAGGCAGCATTCAGGTTGCTCGGTGACAATATGAACGCTAGCAAGCCATACCCTAATTCGTTAAAATCCGTGACGTTGCTTTCAACCATCCACATAAAAGTCTGCCCTCCCACAATACCTTCGGATGCCGTCCTATTCTTTTGTGTACAGGTCTCATTGTTCGAGATTTTCTGCATTCTTCCTCTTAATTGGTAGTTTTCATGTACTTTTCACTCCTTAAAGTTCAGCCCTTCCCCTTTTAGTCGTTTGTGGGTACTATGGCCTCGGCTGACTCCTCATAGCTAGCTTTACTCCGTGTTTCTAAATACTTCTCCACACGTCTATGAGGCCTCCCGTGGTAAGACAATCAACTTTCACGCCAGCTCCCCGCCTCATTTACACTCCAATGTCCGTGTAATCTTTGGACTTCGACTTGTTTGGCAGCCTCATCCCATTGGATATGCCTGATAAGGTTCGTATTCCTCGGGGCAGCGTTTTGCCGCCGGCTTCCTTCAGATTCCACCTCACGATGGACACCCTTGCCTTAAGCTAGTGGTTGGCGATTACATACCCCCACAGTGGACTTGCACCACCTAGTTGATTGCCATGCACGGCACACATCGAGTAGGAAGGTAGGGATTATTTCCCTACCTGTCCTCTCACACCACCGTACGTACCGTTCGGTATACGGCGGTTCTTTAAGTTTTGATTCTAACCTTTTGGTACTGGTCGGAGA